ATATTAACTGTAACACTTATTTTTGAACCACATTCAGGACATTCTCTGTCTATTTTATAAGTTGGACCATATGTTATAACTCTAAGCCAATATAACACAAAAAATACATCTGCATCGGTCATTTCATCAATATCAATTTTTTCAACAACAGCGTTTTGTATCAACTTTTTTATAACATTGAAAAAATTTCCTCTATCAAACTTATCTAATATTTTTTCTTCACTTGTTATCCAAGGTCTTATGTGTATTTTACCTTTAGATAATGGGTTTTTTTCATTATAAGGTAAACCTCTTGATGGTAATTCGAATTCTTCTGCATTTGGTTTTAAAAAACTCAAATCTAAATCTTTTTTTGCCATAGGTTTTATTTCAACCTTCCTTTATAGTATTATACTTTTATTTTTTGCTTCTGGGGCGGCTGTTACTATTAATTTACTACAGGTAGAATTAAAATTATCTATCATAGATTTCTCTGTAACTAATCCACAAAAATCAAATTTATTAAGATTAATTATAGTATCACCATAGGTTCCATTTTCAATAGCTGGCATTGAACTATATATACCAAAATTAATAAAAGATTGAACTGCTCCTGTTCTCAAATCTTTAATAAACGTGACACATTTATTAGTTACAATTATATTTTTTTGTTCATCATATTCTTTTACTAATACTACATGTTCGATTGATGCGGCAGAATCCCCAGCGGCTAGAAAAATTATATCATCTTTTTTAAACATTAATAACCCTCTTCATTTTTTTAATTTAATTGATATATTTTAACTTATAACATTTAAAATTTTAATATACAAATAACTAATACCACTATATAACTGTGATATTAGTTATAATTCAACTTGTAATACTTGTTAGTTCAAAAACTAGTCCAGTATTGGTTCCAGAATAAATATTAAATCTTTTTCATCCTCCTTAATATCAATTATTTTACCCCATTTATTTTCTGCATACTTAGTCTTTTTTCCTATTTTATCTTTATTCACATATATACTAGCCCCAGACATAAAAGTTCTAGTATAGTCTGTAAATTTATCTTCATCTATCAATCTGAGTATAATTTTACTTGTTTCCCAACATATACCTTCGTCAGAGAAACTTTTAACTATTTTTTTAGTTTTTTTAACTTTGGGTTTTTCAACTTTAGTTGATTTTTTATCAACTTTTATACTTTTAGTTTTTTTAACTTTAGTTTCTTTTTCTTTTGTTTCCTTAACTGAAGTATTCTTCGCTGATTTAACTCTAGGCATCAGTAATACCCTCCATAATTCTCATAATACATATATTATATCACATATAAACATATCTGTCAAGTACTAATTATAATATTATTTAAAGTTATTTTCGTTTTTTCTTTGTTTTATTAACTATATCAGATATAGAAGGAGCCGTCCATTCTGATATTAAAGCCTTTTTGAAATCAACAAACATACGCCAGGAAAAACCAGCCTCACCATCACGATTCTTACAAACATAGATTACTGATTGATTATTCGCATTATCCTGTGGTGTAGCGTTAATAGTAACAGCACAATCAACATGTCTAGCAATACCATATGATTCAGCTATATATTCTTCTGTTAGTATACCACCATTAGACAATTCTTTTAAACCCTCTCTATTAAGCTGAGTTGCCGTAATTACTGGTATATCGAATTCTATACCAATGTTTCTTAATTCCTGATAAATAGTATCCAGTTCAAATCGTCTATCGTTATATTTAGCACTAGACCTCATAATATCAGCATAGTCAACGATTAGTGCATCAGCTTTAAATCCTTTGGCATTCTCTACTCTCTTTAGATATGTTCCTATATCTGTTGCAGTACAGGAACTTGAAGGATATCTCTTTACTATTACTCTACCAATATGCTTATCCAATAGATTTTTAAGATTTTCAATTGTTTGAGAAGTTTTAAATTCATCCTTAGTACAACCAAGTAATCTCATATCATATCTTTGTGTTGTAATTTCTTCTGACATTTCAAGTGATATATGAACTACATTATACTTTTGTAGTATTAAGTTAGCACCTACATTCACAAGATACATTGATTTACCAGAATGAGCAGGACCCATAAATGTAAACAATTCACCATTACCAAAACCACCAAATATTTTATCAAACTCAGCCCAACCTGATGGTAGTCTCTTTATTTCGTTATTCTCTGCTCTACGAGTCCATCTGCTGTCTACTTCATCAAAATCATATACATCAGTACCATAATCTTCAAGTGATGCACCAACAAGTAATGCTTTCTCAACTCTGGCTTTAACATTAGAGTGTTTATTTATATCACCTAAATCATCTATAGAATCAGATATAGCTTTTTTTAAAGCTTGACATGAAACAAAATTCTTTACATTTTCTTCAATATATTTAACCGTAGATGTAAGTAATTTTTTATCTGTATATATCTCATCTAACGTTTCTTTAAGTGTGTCTGATTTGTAACTGCTAGAACTGATTAAATCATACAACACTTCTTTTGTTGGAGTACCTTTATATTCATTATAAAAGTTGATTAAATTTTTATATATTATATTATACTCTCTTAATTCAAAAAAATTAGGATTAACATTCAATCCTATTCTTTCAAATACTTTTGGTTCCTGTATCATTGTTATAATTATCTGTTTTTGAAATTCAATATCAAATGAAAATGTATCGGAATTCCATCCTGCTACTTCTGGCATTATAAGATTACACCTCTATTTTTCATATGTAAACATGCTAACTAATGTTTCTTCTGTTATTTCATTTAAAGGAGTTGATTTAATCTTATTAATAAAATCAATCTCAAATTCAGCTTTAAATATATCAACAATATCATGATAACTTAATTCAGAATTTATTTTTTTAAGTCTAATTAAACTATTAATATTACTTTGTTTATTTGGAGTTAATCTATAGAAGCCATCGTTATTTTTTATAGCTAAATGTTTAGTCATATCTTCTTTATTAGCTTCCATTTTTAAATATTTTTCATATAAATATGTCATCTTCAAAGAAAATATAATATTAGCTGTTGGTTTATTCATTTTAAGATTCATATTAGCTTTAGTTATGTTCCAATTTCTAATCATTATATCAATATAATCATAGACATTATCTATACCAGATTCAGATAAAAATTTCATTATATTTTTCCATTCTGGTTTACTGTTGATATATTCATGAATAGACAGATATTTTCTGGGAATTTTATCTAATTTAGGAGTTGCTATTCTACCTTTGAAATCGCCAGTATATCGATACAAAATTTTATTATACTGATCTATTACATTACTAATTAAATCTAATTTAGTGCATGTATTTTTATTTGAATTAGGTAAATTAATCTTCGCCATGTTCAGCATACCTTTTGTACACTATATATTGTAGAAATTGAATTAATTCATGAACATCATATTTTTTAGTTATGTCATTTTTTAATTGTTTCTTTACAAAATTTCTTATATAACCTAATGCTCTATTGGAAATCTCACCATCATAAGATTCTGGTTCTACATAGATAGATTCAGAATGATTTTCTTTCAACCACTCTATAATATTATACAACGAGTTATTCAAATTGTCAAGTATATTATTATAAATATCATATTTATTCATTATTATAGAATCAATATAATTTTCAAATTCAAAATTAACAGTGGTATCATAGACTAAACCATCTATCAATTGTTTGTATATATCAGAATGATCTAGGTAAAACTGTGTTGCTGTCTATAAATAATTAACATATTTATAAATAATATATACACTGGTATCTACATCTAATACTACATTCTTACAGGTACAGTTACTTAAAGAAGAATCTTCAATTGTTAAATCATTATTATGTTGATTTTTCATACTTAATTTTAAAGCTATATCATCATCTAGTTCGTTTTCCTCAATGTTTCTTGTCATCTCATTATAATTCATTTCGTTATCTCTAATCTTTCTACTTTTTCTGTAGAAACTCATTAAAGTATTTTTAACTATTCGATTAGTATATGCAAATAGTCTACCTTTATCTGGATTATATCTATCTAAGGAAGATAATATAGCTTGCATGCAATCAGAAGTTGCATCCATTCTATTATTTTTAACATGATAATTACCATAGAATTGTTTATT